CAACGATGTCACCAAACTTTCCGTAAGAGGTGTTAACATGTCACGCATCGACGAAGATCCGTACGCTAATAACGTAAAAGTTAGGAAGCGTACAATTCCAACTGGGTTTACACCCAAGTGGATCAGATCTTGGTACGAATGGGATGGAGACCGTGAACCAGAATATATCACGGAAACCGGCCATGAATTGTGTGACGCACAGATTACTGTGTCCGAAGGGCATCCGATCTTCGCAGTCAAAGAACTGAAAGGTCGGCCTAAGCCTGATATGGGTGGTCCATTTGTGACCACGCGGTGGTCTCCCATTGTGGATAAGACAAATTATACGTCTTCATATTCCGATTGGTACTCCAGAGTTTGGAGTGGCTACGGAAACATGATTCCATCCATGCACAGTTCCTATGGAACTGCGTTTGAAGGATGGGGTTATGTCACAAAGGATACCGATATCGACGCGCTTGCGCGCCGATTTCCCGCCTTGTCATCAACTGATGACGAGCTTATCGCAGCTGGCACTACTGCCATTGCGAAAACCAGGCCTGATATTAGCCCTGTAAATGTAGTGCAGTTTCTGGTCGAATTGCGCAGGGATGGAATCCCTTTCGCTCAGAAGCTTTCGAAAGTTCGTCTGGACGAGATCATAGATCTCTTCCATTCGAAAACGTCATCTGTTGCGCGCTCTTCTGCAAAGAAGGGTGCAGATACGTTTCTTGAGAACTCATTTGGGCTTCAGCCCTTCGTGAGTGATCTTAAGACTTTCGTCGCCATGCAGTCCAAAGGTATTTCTACTTTGGATAATCTGCTTGCCAACCATGGTAAGTTGATTAGGCGGCGCTACAAATTTCCGGATGTTAACTTTACCACGACTGATGGACATGCCGGGGCCAATCAATTTGGTTTTGATAGCCAATTCAATTGGTCCAATGAAGCATTCTTCGTAAACTACGGAGATTTCCGGCGTCCTAAGTACAACGCTCTCTTCGACATTCAAACGACGAGGAAAGCGTGGTTCTCAGGAGCATATTCAGTTTACATGCCTCCTGACATGGAGCCCGTGTCACGTCTTAAGGCCGCCGCAGATAAACTGCGGTGGGATTATGGCGTGGGGTTGGATATAGACACAGTCTATAATCTGACTCCGTGGTCCTGGCTCATCGACTGGCAGTTAAATCTTGGCGACTTAATCACTAATGTCGCTAAGTGGTCAGACGATGCAGTCGTGCTGCAATATGGCTACATGATGGAAGAAACTAAAACCCATTATGTAGTCTCGCCCGTCGAGGGTTCACAATTCACCCCCGGCACGGCGCCGCGTACGCGTTGTCCTGATATGGGCATAAAAGTCCACAGGAAGAGGCGTATTCGGGCGACACCTTACGGTTTCGGGAAGACTTATGGTAATCTTTCAGATTACCAGAAGGCCATTCTCGCAGCGATTGGAATTACTCGATTCTAATCGGAAGTAAAAGCTTTGCACTAATGCAAAGGTCCTTCACCCCCGAGATAGACAATGGCGTACTATCTCATACACCATAGGAGCAATGCCAAATGGCACTCGCAGATCAGACAGTTACAATCAATTCCGTGGCCATCTCTTTGCC